TGGTTCCGGCTCCGACAACACTTCGATCTGGCTGATTATCTGGTCGCCCACCACCGTGCACACCTTCTATCCCAAGAGCAGCACGGCGGGTTGGCACCGGCAGGACTTGGGCGAGGTCACGCTGGAAGATGCGGCCGGTGGCAAGTACCAGGGCTTCCGCATCCATTACAAGTGGGACATCGGCTTCTGTGTGCGCGACTGGCGGTACGTCGTCCGCATCGCGAACATCGACGTGAGCGACCTGACCAAGAACGCCTCGTCTGGCGCTGACGTCATCGACCTGATGACGCAGGCGCTGGAACTGCCCCCGTCCCTGTCGATGGGCCGAGCCGCGTTCTACTGCAACCGCACCATCCGTTCGATGCTGCGGCGGCAGATTTCCAACAAGTCCACGGTCAATCTGACGATGGACACCGCCGGTGGAAAGCACGTCATGTCGTTCGACGACGTGCCGGTTCGCCGATGCGATGCGATCCTGAATACCGAAACCGCGATCACCTGATCGGTTCGACGACATTGACGGCCGGTGTGTTGCCGGCGTCACGCAGAAAAACCAACCTCCAGCATGGAGATCAGAAGCAATGTTCATCGATTACGAAACGCTGATGTCGGACGATCAGGCGATCACCGCGAGCGCCGCGTCCACGAACTATATCGACATTGGTGCCGACGCGGACATCGGCATCGGACAGGCTGTGAACATCCTGGTGCAAGTCACCGAAGCGTTCACCAACCTGACCAGTCTGGCGATCGCGATCCAGACGGACGACAACTCGTCGTTCTCGTCTGCGACCACGATCTACACCGAGACGATCGTGCTGGCGAACCTGACCGCCGGCGCCAAGATCAACATGCGCGTGTTCCCGCCCGCCAACGAGCGGTATGTGCGTATGTACTACACCGTGACCGGAAGCGCGCCGAACGCGGGCAAGATCACCGCCGGTATGGTGACCGATCATCAGGATGAGGCGTCATACCCCAACGCCCTGTGACATAGCCGCTGCATGGAAGCATGCGGAGCATAGCCATGGATGGCTCGGTTGCGGGGGGATAAACGCCCCCGCAACCTTTGGATAACGGAGATACCCCGATGGCGACAACCAATGAAGACTTGTGCAACATCGCTCTGTCGCGTATTGGCGTATCGAGCAACCCGATCAGCGACTTGACAACGGACGCCTCGACCGAAGCGGATATGTGCAACCTGCACCTGACGCTGGTTATCAAGCGAATCATGCGGCAGCACGACTGGCCGTTCACCAAGGCATATATTCAGCCGACGCTGGTGGTGGCGGCGTCGCCGTCACTGACGTGGGCCAGCGACTACTCGTACACCTACCGCTACCCGGCGAACTGTCTGCGTATCCGGCGACTGGTCGGCGGCGGTCGGAGGTCCACCACTCGCAGACCGTATGAAATTGGGTCGGACGCCACGGGACGACTGATCTACTGCGACATCGATGATGACGACATCATCGTGGAGTATACGCTGGCCAACGCAACCAATCTTGACCCTGACAGCTGGCATCCTGATTTTCTGTCGGTGGTCGCGTGGCTGCTGGCCTACGAACTGGCGATCGCTCTTGAAGTCGAGCAGAAGTACGCGGACCGAGCATTGCAGATGTTTCGGTTGGAACTGACCGAAGCGGCGCGGAACGCCGGAAACGAAGCGGAAGCCGAAGACGATCCTGATAGCGAGTTTATCAGGGCGAGAGAATGAAATGGCGGATGCGATCCATCGTAGTTTTGCCGGCGGCGAGATTGCCCCGTCGCTGCTTGCCCGCGCGGATACGGTCAAGTACCAGACGGCGCTACGGACGTGCCGCAACTTCATCGTGCAACGATTCGGCGGTGTGACGAACCGGCCGGGATTCCAATACATCTGCGGCACCAAAAGCAATGGTGCGGCGCGACTGATTAAGTTTGTTTTCAACGCCTCCCAGACGTATGTGCTGGAGTTCGGCAATCTGTACATGCGGGTGGTCAAGGCGGGCGCGCAGGTCACCGTCAGCGGAACACCGTACGAGATTGTTACGCCATATGTCACCGCCGACCTGGATAATCTTCAGTTTGTGCAATCGGGCGATGTGGTCACCATTACGCATCCAAGTTACGCGCCGCGAGAACTTGCTCGTACTGCGGACGATGCGTGGACACTGACTGCGATCACGTTCGAGCCGACGATCAGCGGACCGGCGAACTGCGAGGCAACCACAGGGTCAACTTACACAGAGCGAACGCATCGCTACAAGATCACCGCTATCGATGCCGATTCCGGTGAAGAATCGCTGCCGGGGTACGGAGCGTCGAAGAACATTTCCGCCGCGACAAAGGCCGATCCGGTGAAGATCACCGTCACGTCGCACGGATTTTTTACCAATGATGAGGTTTACATCAGCGGCATTGTCGGCATGACTGAATTGAACAGCCGAACCTTTTTTATCACCCGCGTAGATTCCAACAATTTCACGCTCAACGACGAGGATGGGACAGCGCACACGACCTACACATCCGGCGGCACGGCCAAAAGGACACACGCCGCCGAGCAGACCAGCGATTCCTATCCATCGAGTACCAATTCAGTCGTTGTGTCATGGGACACGGTGACGAATGCATCGCATTATGTGGTCTATCGCGAGATTGGCGAAGGAGCCGATTACGGATACCTTGCGACGACGCGGAACAATTACTACCGCGACTATGGCGATCGGACTCCTGACCAGTTCGACGCGCCCTATGAGGAAAACAATCCGTTCGACGGGGCCAATGACTACCCGGCGGCGGTGACGTACTCGCAGAACCGGCTGTGTTTCGGCGGGTCGAACAACAACCCGGAGGTGGTCTATCTGTCAAAGGTGGGCGACTACGACTTCTTCCTCGAACGGTCGCCCTTGCAAGATGATGACGCATTTGATTTCTCGTGCATCGGCAGACAGGTCAATCAGATTCGCCATATCACCGAGATCGGCAAGATGATCGTGCTGACCGGCGGCGGCGAGTGGGTGATCGAGGCGGACGGAGGCGTGCTCGCACCTGATTCTGTTTGGCCGAAGCAGCAATCCTACGCGGGGGCATCGACCGTCAGCCCGGTTGTGGTTAACGATACGCTTCTGTTCGTACAGGCACGCGGGTCCGTTATTCGCGATCTGCGGTACAAGTTTGAGTCAGATGGGTACAGCGGACAGGATTTGACCATCTTCGCCGGACACCTGTTCGATGGCTACACGATCGCGAGACTGGACTTCCAGCAGATTCCACACTCAGTAGTATGGGCGGTTCGGTCGGACGGGACATTGCTTGGCCTGACGTATCTGCCCGAGCAGGAGATCTGGGGCTGGCACCGGCACGACACCTACGACTCGACCGGCCAAAGCGTTATTGAAGACATTTGCGTGGTCCCCGAGGGAGACGAAGACGTTTTGTATGTGGTGGTCAAGCGAACGATCAATGGTGGAACTGTTCGCTACATCGAACGCATGGCTAGCCGCAACATATCCACTGTGGCGACCGATGCGAAGTTTGCGGACTCGTTCATCACATACAGCGGCGTGGCGACAACGACCATCACGGGCCTCGATCATCTTGAAGGCGAAACCGTGTCCGTGCTTGGCGATGGCGTTGTCCAGGCGCAAAAAACCATCAGCAGCGGCCAGATCACCATCACGTCGGCGAGCAACGTCATTATCGGTCTACCGATCCAGGCCGATCTCGAAACGCTCGATCTTCAGAATCCTGCGGGATCGCCGATTGTGCAGAAGCAGAAGCGAATCAGTGAAGTGACGCTGTTGATTGATTCGTCGTTCAGCTTTAAGGCCGGGCCGGATTCCTCACATCTCAAGACTAAGACGATTTCGACGTTGACCAGCGACCGGGCCGAGGTCAAGTTGAGTTCCGGCTGGCAGACGTATGGTCGCGTGTTCATCCGTCAGGACGATCCGCTTCCATTGACGATTCTCGCGGTGATTCCGAGCGTGGCGACTGGAGACTGACCTATGGGCGAGAATGCGGCAATCGGTGCGATGGTCGGCGGCGGCGTGATGAGCGGCACGTCGTCTATCCTTGCCGGGTTCCAGCAGAAGGAGATTGCCGAGTGGAACGCGATGGTCGCGCGGCGTCAGGCGGAAGATGCGAAATTGCGCGGCGAGGAAAACGCAAGCGTTGTCCGGCTCCAAGGCCGTCAGTTGATTGGGTCGATGCGTGCGGCGCTGGGGGCAAGGGGACAGGACTTGAGCCGAGGCACGGCGTTGCGGCTGCAACTGGACGCCGCACGAATGACCGAGATCGACGCACAGACGACGCTGAACAATGCGGCTCGTGAGGCGTGGGGATACAGGGTGCAAGCGGTCAACTCGCAGAACGCGGGGCGCATGGCCGTCACGCAGGGTATTATGGGCGGGGTATCGTCGGCGATCGATACGGGATTCAGTGCCTATACCACAAAACGATACTTTGATTCGCTCAAATCGGGGAGCGTGTAATAATGCCCAAGGTTCCGACCATCACATCGCCGAGCATCCAGACGCAGGGTTTGCCGTCCGCCCGGCTCACAGCCGCCCCGACGGCTCAGACGCTTGGGGCCGGTGTCGGGCAATCCGTCTCTCGCGCAGGCAGCCAATTAGCGGGCCTGGTCGCACAAGAGCAGCAGCGGGCGAACGAGACGGCGATTATCGATGCGATGAATCAGTACCAGCAGGGCGTTCAGTCGCGTCTGTATGACGCGGAGACGGGTGTGCTTACACAGAAGGGCAAGGATGCGATTGGGGCTGGTCAATCGTTTTATGATTGGGAGAAGGATCACAGCGGCAAGATTGAACAGGGGCTGAACAACGATTTCCAACGTGAGACGTTCCGCCAACGGGTGGCTGGTGCGCGCGTCAATCAAATGCGGCAGATTGAACCGCACATCGCACAAGAGCGAACGCGCTGGCAGCAACAGGCATTGACGGGGCAGGCTACGATGGCGCAGCGAGAGATGGTCGCCTTGGCCCAACAGATTGCAAACGCTCCTACGCAACAACAGCGTGACCAA